CTTTTAATGGTGGTGGGCCAAACCTTTTACCTATCACCAGAACCTCTAGGCTTATTAACTTTCATTGCAGTAGATTGCATTGATACAGCTAATCTTTGAGCTTGTAAATCTCGTTGTTGTTGTAATTTTTCTTCATCTAAATCTAATCTATCTTCAAATTGATTTTGTTGTTGGTCTAATTTTTCAGCATCATATTGAGATCGTCTTTGAATATCCATAGCTTTTAAATCTAACTCTCTTTGTTTTAAAGCAACTAATGGATCTTGTTGAGAAGTTGCTGATTCCTCTTGAATAAGTGCCATTGTTAATTCATTAATTCTTTGTGCAACCAAAGCATCTGCTTCTATTCTAAAAGCATCTGGATTAGTTTGTTCCATTTCAGCATATTTAGGATCTTGCTTCATTGCAACATAAACTTCCATCGTAGCTTTCAAAGATATGTGTTCTGACATGTGTCCTTGAAACAAAGCATACACAGGTGGATTAATTTGTACCATTCTACTCTGCATAAACATTTTATGAGCCATAATATGTGCATCATGATCTTGTTCAGCAAAAGCTTTTGGCATTTTCATCTGTAATCCTTCCATATTTTCAATTGCTGGGTCTTTTGGAAATGGTTTTTCTGGTCTTAACAAAATTTCATCAATATTTTTTGTTCCAAGTGCAGAATATACACGTCTATATGCTTCATAAACGTTATGAATTTGCGGATTTGTTTGTGCAATTTGCAATTGTGTCTGCGCAAGTGTAATTCTTTGTGACATTGAGAAAATATTTGGATCTGCAACTGGCAAAATATCTACTCTGTCATCAAAATCTGTTACTTTTACTGTTCTCTCACCACCATAAACATCATAAGGATATATTGGAGGTAAATATTCTGCAAAAACTCGTGACAAAATCTTAAATTCTTGCTTCATTGCGTAATAAATTCGTTTATGAATCGCTGACATCACTCTTGCACCACGTTCTAGTAATGCAATAGTTGTTCCAACTGCTGCTCCTTGATTACCATCACCCACTTGCATACTTGCAATACCCGCGAAACGCTGACCAGCTTCAACACAGAAGCCCATTAATTGATACAACGTAGCGCTTGGTTCTTTAAAAGGTAATAATTGAAACTGATCTCTAATATTTCCTCCTGGTGCATCCACATCTCTAAATTCACCTGGTTGAATTGGTTGTTCATCATCTCTAATTCTCATTCCTCTAGATTTAAATCCAGCAGGTAAGTTAGCTAAAGTTCCCGCATCCAATAATTGTCTTAGTGCAGCAGTTGCTGCAGTGGATAAACCACCTATCATATGAATTAAACCAAAACCATAAAAACCTAATCCTGGTAAAAATTTATAATGTACAAAGTAATTTATCTTTCTAGCTTTAGGATCATCTTTTTTGTAATTTCTGTATATAGATAAAATCTCTTGTGAAGTTTCATCTATTGTAACTATGTATGGTATTTTTACATTATCTTCATCTTCGATATCTAAATCAACATGCATTTCTAAAACAGAATAAGTATCTTCATTTTCTGCTCCTTTAGAAACACCTTCTAGTTCATTATATTTTTTCTTAATATCAGATGTGTTATCTTGTGGTGTATTTAATTCTATGTCTCTGTAAAAACCAGCAACTTGTTTTTTTCTAATCTCATTCTCAGTCATTCTAATGATATGAGTTATTCTTTCACAATCTCTTATGTCAGTTGCATAATAAGGTATTACTAAATCTTCAGCTGGTATAAATTTAGAAACAGCTCTTTCTAAAACTTCATCGTAATAAACTTTTTTAAATGCAGATCCTGCTAATGGTAAATAAAATAATAATTGATCAAACTCTGGAGTGTATTCATCCATTCTTTCCATCAACATATAATTCATAAAATCAGAAACTCTAGCTGCTTGATCTTCTCTTTCTTGATTTTGAACACCAATGATTTGAGTTCTTACTGGTCCTTCAGATGGTAATAATTCTTTGTAAGCTTGTGCTTGAAATTGTGTTACAGCTTCAGCAAGTAATGGATGAGTTACTCCTGATGCTCCTTGGAACGGTCTTGTTTGTAATGTGTATTTAAATCCTAATAAATCTAAACCCTTAGTATAACTTTGTTCCCAATCTTCTCTTGTTAGTTTATCGTTTTTAAAATCAGAAATTAATTGATTAGCAAGATCTTGTAGATCTCTTTCATCCATTTCTTCTGCAATGTTTTTATTAAATTCGTCTTCTACTTGTTCTTCAACAACAGGTTCTTCTCCCTCAACAACAACATTAATATCATTAGCTGAACCAACTGAAGTTTCTCTATCTGTTACAGTTAAATCTTCTATTTGCTCATCTGGAATTTCGTTTTCAATAGCCATAGTTATAAGTTTATATTATATTAAAGGTGCTTTAAAGATATCTTCTATCAGACCACCGGCATGTTTGTAAAGTTTAAAAGGCTTATTAGCCATATCAGGTGTTACTCTTAAAGCATACATTAAATCATATAATTCAGGGCTATCCTTAGGAATAAACTCTATTTTGCCACCTTCTCCATAACTGCTTAAAAATCTTTTAGCATCTTCTTCATTTTTAAAAGCAGCAGTATGATGATCTACTTTAAATCTCTCTAATTCTTTAGCCTCATCTCTAAATTTATCTGGGTTTTTATCAAACCTTATTATTTCTTTTTTCTGTACAATTTTAAAAGGACTATCTGGATCTGATTTTGATACCTGTATTGTTTTAGCTTCTGTTTTATATTGATTAGCTAGTTTTCTCATTACTTCAGGAACTATAGCTTCTCCTTTTTTAGCAATCCCTTTTCCATTTGCATATCCATATACTATTTCATTACCAGGAATAGCTCCTTTACCTCTAGCGATATAATTAACAGGGACAACGGCTACGTATTGATCTCCTTGTTCAGCTGCACGTCTTGCAATAGTTTTGACTGCATAATCGGTATATTGTTTAGTATCATACATAGGTAAAAAATCTGTAGCATTGCTTTCTGCTTTTGCTCCTCCTAATCCTTTTTTTATTATTTTTTGTTCTCCTAATAATTTATCTAACTGATAGCCCTCTTGTTCTGTTCTGTACATTCCTTTTTTTAAAATTTCATTTATTTTAGTTTGTATTTCTTCTCTAGGTTTAATTAACAATCCAGCTTGAGCTTCTCTATTAAAAGGATTTACTCTTTTCATTTCCTGTTCTTTAACTCTTTCAAAAACAGATTGTTGAATATCTGCTTGTATTTCATTTATTGATAAAACTTTTTCTCCTTTTGGTGTATATCTTGTTCCGTACATTGCATGCACTAGTGGCTGAGATTCACCAGCGGTTTTTACATCTGGAATTCTAAAATGACTTCCACTAAGTTTATTTGTTGGAATTTTTTCAGGGTAATACCAAACCATTTCTACTGGATTTGTTTCACCCGGTAATTTATATTGTCCTAATTCTTGTGAGTTGTGTTGTAATTTATATGGACTTCTTGCTGCCATAACTAATTTTTCAGTTTCCGCATTTACAGTTTTTAAAGCATTTTCAAATATAGATTTATCTTGTGGATCAATACCCTTAACATTTAGTTTTTTGAGAGATCCTCTAAATATCTGTCCTAAACTTTGTACTGTGGTGTCACTTAAATTAGAACCAGAATACTGAGCATTGCTTAATCTAATTCCTTTAACCATTTGTAAAGCTTTTTCTAAATCTGATATTCCTGATACTCCATCTCCTGCTAATGCCGTAGGATATTTTTTTCTAATAGTATCGTATACGTTGGTTATTTGATTTTCTAATGTTTCAATAGATCCTTGAAAATTTTGTGGAGCTTTGAACTCAACTAGTTTCATTCTATTGATTGGATTATTTTTAACTTGCATTAATAATAATTCTCTATTAATTGGAGCATTAATATTTTTAGCTGCAGCTAAAAGACCTCCCATTAAATTTCCTTTAGGATCTAACTCTGCAATATTTGTATCAAACAATTCTTCTGTTTGAATAGAAGAAGATCTTCCATCATTGTATTTAGTATTTGTTTTTGATTTAAAAAACTTTAACCAATCATCTGCTAACATCTCTTCAGCAGGAGATGTTTTAATTGCATCATACAACGCAGAACCAAACATAGGTTTAGATTCAAAAGGTCTATCATTTAATAATGGTTCAATCTGTGGTTGCTTCTGTTTGACCATGTAATTGATCTTGGTCTTATCTGGGGAATAAGTTATTTGTGGAACAACCTGTGCCTCTCCAGCTACAACTCTTGGTGTATTTGTTCCTGCTTGGGACTCTATTGTTTCTTTTGCTAATTTTTGTCTTACGAAATTTCTAACTGGTCTTAAAAAAGGAAGTGCAGCTAAAGCTGTGATACCAACAAGAGTTCCTAATCCTGCTGTATCATCTTTTTGTTCTTGCGCCTTTTTTGTTTGCTCTGACATTTATTTCCATCCTTTTTTTGCTAACTTAGGATATCCTTTTATAAGTCCACCTCTTTTAAACTCTTCTACATCTATTTTATCTAAATATTTTTTTGGAAGAATTACATTACAATCAGCTTCCATACAATTAGGATTTAATTTCTTTGCTACTTTATTTCCAATAGTTAAATCTTTCTCAGTAATATCAACTGATTTTATTTTACTACCTTTTGGAAGTTCATCTAGTTTTTGAAAATCTTTAGCAAAATTTTCTGCTGTTTCTTTTTTAGTGCTAAAGTAACGTCCTTTTATTTGTTTTTGTAAATTAGATCCTAATCCTTCTCCTTGTGGATATCTAGGAGACTCTCCTCTATAAATTTTAATAAGTTGTTTTCCTACTTCTTTAAGGACAGGCATATCATTTCCATCCTTTCTTTGCTAACTTAGGATATCCTTTTATAAGTCCACCTTTATTTTGTAGTAAAGGTTTTTCAACA